TCCGGATGCTTCCGGAGGGGGGATAATGTATTATAACATAGATAAGACGAGCCTGATTTACTCTGGATCTTCTCCGTACGAATCGCTGATATACGGACTCGAAGGCTACGTCATGAACGCTCTTAGCGGATCCAACGACATAAACAAAAGCGCTACTTTCCAAAGATACAATCCGTAAAAATATTCAAAACAAACTCGTTTTTCCTTAATTTTTGTATATTTATAAATAAAAACATGGGACTGTTATCGTTTTTTGAATCTCTCTTTAAAGGAAAAAAACAAGAGAATGTTAGAGTAGACCAACCTTTTTCGACTCCGGTACTCACTCCCGACCCCGTGGTCGTCGATGTAGAGCACGTAGTGGAGCTGCCTCAAGTGGCTAAACCCGTTAAAAAGAGGGAGCCTGCCAAAAAAACAACGAAACCCGCCACTAAACGAGTAACGAAGACAGAAAAAACCTCCAAATAAACAAAAAGTTATAACATGGTAAACAAACTCACGGATCAAGAGTTTCAAGAAGTTCAAGAGATCAGGAAGTCTATCTCTGAAGTAGCTGCTATACTGGGTGATTTAAACTACCAAAAAACTGCTTTAGATCTCATGATAGACGAGCAAAAGGAAAAAGTGAAGCAGATAAAAATCAAAGAATACACTTTTTTTGAAAACATCAGACGATCGTACGGGAACGTATCAGTTAATATAGATACAGGAGAAATAAATTGATTTTACAAAAAAAATGCTATATTTATTATCAGTAAAAACGATAATAAATGGCCGAAGCAATAATTTCACCCGGAGTTTTCATAACTGAAAACGATCTCACTCAAATACCCCAAGGTCCTATAGAAGTGGGTTCATCTCTCTTGGGCCCCACCGTAATAGGTAAGGTCAACGTTCCTACAGTAGTTACTAGCTACGCTGAATACAAGCAACTTTTCGGTTCCACATTCATCTCAGGTGGAGCAATCCTCGAGTATCTGACTTCTATAGCAGCTATGAACTACTTCGAACAGGGCGGCGCTAGCCTCCTTGTCACTAGGATAGCTTCGGCCTCTACGGATGTGTGGAGTTCCGCTACCGCTTCGGTAGGCGCGTTCACCAGCGGGGAGACCTCCTTTATGCTTCAGACTCTCGGTCAGGGTAGAATAATGAATAACACGGGCGGCACTGTTACTAACAACGGAGTCCTGCCCAGTGGTTCTTCTGTTAACATTCGCTGGGAGATAAACCAAGTCGATACCGCCAGTGGACAGTTCACCCTCTTAATCAGAAGGGGCGATGACTACTCCAACAACAAAACCGTACTCGAAACGTGGAGCAACCTCTCCCTCGATCCCAATCAAAACAACTACGTCGCTTACGTAATAGGCGATCAAAAGGAGACAGTAGCCACCGATAGCTCGGGAGAGTACTACATACAGTATTCCGGATCGTATCAAAACAAGTCCAAGTATGTTAGAGTTTCCGGAGTGTCGAACACTCCTGGTTATCTGAACTCTTTCGGTCAAGCGCAAAGCCAGTTTACTGGTTCGATGCCGAGACTGGGTTCGGGCTCCCTTCACGGAGCTTTCGGTGGAGCTGCAGGAAGCATGATACCCGCCGATGGTCCCCTCAAGATGTTCCAAGATATCAGCGCAACTGGAAACATTCAGGGCGTTGCTCCTTCGGATTACAACGTAGCCATAGGGTTGCTTGAGAACAAAGACGCTTACGCTTTCAATTCCATCTACGCTCCTGGTCTGAATAACCTCAACGCAGCTGCTCAAATATCGAATTTAGTGCTTCTGTCTCAGGAGAGGGGCGATAACATAGCGGTCGTTGATATGGTAGGTTACGGATCTTCGATAGATTCTGTAGTTGCCGAAGCAAGAAAGTTAGACAGCTCGTACGCAGCAACTTACTGGCCTTGGGTTCAAGTTAGATCCATGGAGACTGGTAAGCTTCACTTCGTGCCCGCGTCGACCGTTGTTCCTGCTGCTTTCGAATACAACGATAGGATTTCCGCTGAGTGGTTCGCTCCCGCTGGTTTTAACAGAGGCGGAGTTCCCTCGGTCGTTCAGCCCGAAAGAAGGATTAGCATCAACGATAGGAATAACCTTTATATCGGTAAAGTCAACCCGATAGCTACTTTCCCCGGAGTCGGAACTGTAATATACGGTCAGAAGACTCTCCAAGCACAACCCAGCGCTCTTGACAGAGTCAACGTAAGGAGACTGCTTATAGCTCTTAAGAGATTCATAGGTGGAGTTGGTGATAGCTTGGTATTCGAACCCAACGTTCAGGCAACCAGAACCAAGTTCCTCAGCCAAGTCAATCCCTTCCTCGAGTATGTCCAACAGCGCCAGGGTCTTTACGCCTTCCAGGTCGTTATGGACGAGACGAACAACACTCCCGACACCATCGATAGAAATCAGCTCATAGGTAGCATATACCTCCAACCCACGAGAGTAGCTGAATTCATCCTGCTCGACTTCAATATCCTCCCGACCGGCGTAACTTTTGGACAGTAAGAATAAAATAATAAAAAAACAAAAATGATAAACGACAACACGATAGTCAAAGTGAAAGTGCCCAGGCACCTTTACGAAGCCATTCAGAAGAAGCTCGCCCTCAAGGAAGCTTACGAGAAAGAGATGAAAGAGGCCGACAAGAAAGAAGATGACGAGAAGCCTAAGTACGCGGGCACCAAAATGAGCAAGGGCGACGTACTTAGTAAAGTCGGCAAGGGCAAGCAGTCCCGCAAGGTACAGGGGGACAAGGCGAAAGCTTACCAGCCCGTTCACTCCAGAGTGTACAAGGAGGGAGAAGACGGCCAACTCAACGAATCCGTTCTCCTCGCCGGTCTTGCTACGCTTCTCGGAGTTGGCGGTTCGATCATAGCGGCTCTAGTGAGCGATCTCAGAAAAGCAAAAACCAAAGAAGAGAAAGCAGACGTCCTGAGGGGTATCGCAAACACCATCGCTGGCAGTAAGGGAATCAGCGACCGTTTCTAATAAAAAACAATACCGACATATTTATAGCAAATAAAACGAAAGAAAGATGCCCAGGATACTTAACGCCAACGAAATAATGTTCACTGCCTTCGAACCGCTGCAGACCAACAGGTTCGTCATGAACGTCGAGGGCGTACCTTCTTACCTCATAAAGAAAGCAGATGCTCCGGGCGTAACGCTCAACGAGATCAAGCTGGATCACATGAACGTGTATCGCAAGATCAAGGGTAAAGCAGAGTGGAGAGACATGGCGCTTGCGCTTTACGCCCCGATCTCTCCTTCTGGCCAACAGGCCGTCATGGAGTGGGTTCGCCTGCATCACGAATCTGTTACGGGTAGAGACGGTTACTCCGACATGTACAAGAAGGACTTGAGCCTGGAGCTCTTCGGTCCCGTCGGTGACGTAGTTTCCGAGTGGATCGTCAAGGGCGCTTTCATCAAAGAAGCCACCTTCGGCAACTTCGACTTCGCTACCGCTGAAGCCGTTGAATTGACACTCAACATCGGAATGGATTATTGCATACTCAACTTCTGATTCAGGCTCTCGGATTTTTTCTTTTGAATTTTCAGAACCTCCCTTTTTGGGAGGTTTTTTTTATCTAAAAACCAATATTCTTATATTTATATAAAAAGATTATGTCGCAAAAGTTTAAAGTTCCCACAGAAACTGTAGAGCTGCCGTCCCAAGGTAAAGTTTATCCCGAAACGAGCGAGCTCTCCAAAGGTTCCGTAGAAATGAAGTACATGACAGCGAGGGAGGAGGACATTCTCACGAACCCCAACCTACTGAAAAAGGGCGTAGCCTTAGAAACCGTGTTGAAGTCGCTGATAGTGACTCCCATCAACTACGAGGACCTTCTTTTGGGAGATCGCAATTGGTTGTACATAGCGGCGAGAATCATGGCGTACGGGAGCGAGTACACGTTCGCATACTCACTGCCCGAATCCGAAAACAACGCTACGGAAAACGTTGTGGTCGACCTCGGTCAGGTAGATCACAAGAAAGTAGATTTCGACAAGTTGAATAGAACCAACGAGTACGAGTTCGAGTTGCCTCACACTAAGAACGTCATAACTTTCAAACTGCTGACCGTAGGCGACAGCAAAAGAATTGACGAAGAGATAAAGGGCGTGAAGAAGGTCGCGGGCGTAGAACCAGGCAGACTTAGCACCCGACTGAAGCATCAGATCACCTCGATCAACGGGGAGCGTTCTACCAAAGCGGTTAGGGACTTTATCGATGGGGGATACCTTATGGCCAAGGACTCCCTAGAGCTCAGGAAGTACATCGCCAGTATCAATCCCGATATAGACACGAACGTGACCATCACGACCAAAGAGGGACAGGAGGTAACCATAGATCTTCCGATGACTGGAGAATTCTTTTTTCCCGGGGCAGGAATATAGGGCCGTTTTCATGAGTCAAGTTTGGGAACTCGCCTACTTCGGTCAGGGCGGGTTC